AGATCCAAAATCTGGTATAATACAACACCGTACCCTGATTAGTTAAGAGAGGTCATATGTGCAAATTTTTACTTAGATTAATCATCAACATAGCTAAATTCTTGTGTATATCCATACCCTTACAGCTTATAGGGGCAGTTGCATTAGCCGCCTACATCCCGTTCTCAAATCCAGCAGGAAAAGACAAATGCTTGCCATCAGCCCTAAGATGGTTCGACTGTGCAGACTTCTATTTCAATAGAGATACAAGCACTTACCTAAGAGTAATAGCGGCAGGTAAATGGGCAAGATACTGCTGGTTAGCATGGCGTAACCCCATTAACTACTTTAATTACAAGTACATGGGCTTCTACATGGATAGTAAAGCAAAAGTGACGTATGAGTATTCATCTTCTCCAAATGAAGAAATAGGTGATGGTACAGGAGATGTACCCGGCCTATTCGTAAGAGAAATATCCTGCACAGATGGGCAGTATTATGAATATTACTATATCTATCAATGGCCCAATATGCACACCTGCTTTAGATTCCGCCTAGGATGGAAGATAGGCCAAAGGAAACCACTAGTATCAGGATATGTTCAAGATGTATTCGTAGTAAGCCCATACCATAGCTATGACGGCAAATAGCCTATTCTGTAACGGACTAAGAATAGGCAGCATAGAATACACCTCCCACCCATGCTACGGCTTAATTGTAGCCACCACTACTAAACGATCTAGTCCATGGTGGTGCATGGGTAGCGGGTAGGTAATAAAGATTGATCCTTGAGCCTGTATGGAGGTTGGTGGTAAAGAGAGACTGGTATTGTGCTGACGGAAGGTATATATAAGGAAGGTGTTTCATGTTTCTTAATAGGATACACTTAGAAAAAAATGGAGAGTAGGAGGAAGAAGAACAATTTCGAATAATGCTCTGCTTCCATTCACCCTACCAGATCCAAGAAAAGAACTAATACCGTAACACATGTTATATTCTAATTGCAATAAATATCTATTCAACGTATTATTTGCGTATAGACTATGAGGCAAATGAAACATATGAATGAATCAATTCAGCTTCCATATAACTTCACCCCCAGATCATATCAATTAGCTGTATTTCAAGCTATGGATAATGGCGGCAATAGAGCTTTCTTACGATGGGCTAGACGCTCTGGCAAAGATGTATTCTGCTGGAACTATATGATTAAGAAAGCCTTTGAGAGAGTAGGTAATTACTATTACATCTTCCCCACCTACTCCCAAGGCAAGAAAGCTTTATGGGAAGGTAAGACTAAAGATCAAGTTAAGTACCTTGATTTCATTCCCAAAGGACTTATTAAAGGTAAACCCAACAGTAATGAAATGAAGATTGAGCTGATTAATGGCTCTATCATCCGTATTATTGGATCAGATGATGTAGATGCCCTTCGTGGTGCAGGCCCATGCGGTATTGTCTTTTCTGAGTACGCGTTCCAAAGAGATGACGTGTGGGAAATTATGAGGCCAATGCTTCTTGAGAATGGTGGATGGGCAATCTTTAACAGCACGCCTGCTGGCAAGAATCACATGTATGATTTTGAAATGGCCATTACTGGACAACCTGAATGGTATGTCAGTGAGGTTCAAGCCCTTTGGCCAGATTTGCCGAATTACTATGAGCTGGTATCCCAAGACCAACTTGATGAAGAACGTCGTACAGGGATGACTGAGGAGCGTATAGAGGCAGAGTATGGGGTTAGCTACATGGCAGGGCAGAAAGGAGCATATTACATGGACTGTATTACTAGTGCACGCAGTCAAGGGCGTATAGGAACATATGTACAGAATGATCACAAGTATACCGACACATATCTGGATCTTGGTATAACTGATGACACTGCAATATGGTTTAGGCAGATAGATGGCAATAGAATCATATGGACAGATTATTACGAGAACAATACCAAAGACTTAGCACATTATGTCGGTTTGCTTAAAGACAAACAAGTTTCAGGGGTTAAGTTTAGAATCCACAACTTACCTCATGATGGTGCACAACACAACATTCAAACCAGATTTAGCACTAAAGAATTGTTTGTAAGATTACTGCAAGATGCAGGGGTTAAAGGTGAGGTATTGGTGGCAAGTAGACCTCCTACTAAGCAACTGCCAATTAATCTTACCAGAGAGAGGTTCAGTCGCTATCATTTCAATGAGGCTACATGCGCTGATGGCATTAAGAAACTTTCTCTCTATCACCGCCAGTGGGATAGGAATAGTAAGGCCTTTAGGGATTACCCGGCCCATGACTGGACTTGTCATGCAGCAGATGCAATAGCTCTTGAGGGCTTGACAGCATATGCAAATGACGACTATGGTACTACAGGCACACCAATGCAAATTATTACTGACTTTGACCCAATAGATTACGGGAGTGATGATGGAAACTACCAACAGTAATTTACTTATAGTTAGAGGTAAGTATTCTGACCATAAAGAAAAAATTAAAGAGTTATCATTATTGCACTGGGAAGATGTTGGTGTAGTAGGGGCAGAGCTAAATGGGCCTAATATAAACGATGAACTATATCAACATCTTGAGGAAACCAACTCGCATTTAGGGCTAGGGCTGGTTGAGGAAGTTGATGATGTACAAACATTAATAGGATATTTATCTATTGTCATATATGACCACCATCAACATATTGACACAAAGTTTGCCCAGACAGATGGGTTTTTCGTTGCACCTAGACGTAGAAGTATAAAGACATTTAGAAAAATATGTGATATGTTTAAACAAGCTGAGTCTATACTTAAGTCCGAATTTGGTGTACAGTATTTTTATCTTGGCGTAAGTGCTGAGAATGATTTGAAATTATTAGCTGACTGCCTTAAATTTAGGCAATCGGCCATTATGTATTTAAAGAGGTTATAATATGCCAGCAGGATTTATGCCATTTCTTATAGCAGAAACAAGCTGGGCACCTAGCTCGTCTAAGACATGGAAAACTCCTGCACCAGCTATGCCAGCTATGCCAGCTATGCCAGCTATGCCAGCTATGCCAGCACCAGAGGCAGTAGTGGCACCAGAGGCTGCCCCTGAACCTGCTGCTGTTATAGAGGCTGATGGCACTACAGTGGAAGGAAAAGCAGGGCCAAAAGCAGTAGTACGTAGAAAAGGAAGGGGTTCAATATACGAGGATGGCTCGACAATTGGATTTAAAACGTTGTTAGGTGAATAATGTTTGTGTTTTTAAAGAGGTTATAGTATGCCAGCGGTATTTATACCAGTATTAGGATTTGTAGCAAGTATGGCAGTAAGTGCACTCATGCGGCCTAAAGTGCCTAAGGCGCCTACGCCTGCACCTGCACCGCCACCACAACGTTGTTAGGTGAATAATGTTTGTGTTTTTAAAGAGGTTATAGTATGCCAGCGGTATTTATACCAGTATTAGGATTTGTAGCAAGTATGGCAGTAAGTGCACTCATGCGGCCTAAAGTGCCTAAAGCGCCTACGCCTGCACCTGCACCGCCACCACCTGCACCCGCAGCAGTGCCGCCGCCACCACCTGAGCCTAAACAAGAACCAACTATTAGCCCTGAGGACTCAGCAGCATCAGCAAAAACCTCACAAAATAAACGCCGGCGTGGTGCAGTAGATGCAACTAGGCTACCTTTGACCACTGATGATGATTCGACGGTTGGGTTTAAAACTTTACTTGGAGAATAATATGCTTGATCCAGTATCTTTAGCAACTATATTTACATCTTTAATTCCTACAGCAAGCTATGCTGTAAAACGTATTGTTGACCACAACACTGGTGGGCCAAATCCAACCAATGCTGGTGAAGCTGTTGAGCTTCGTAAAGCAGATGTAGAAGTATTAAGAGTGACAAACACTGTACCAGCTAATATTTCGCGGTGGGTTGCTAATATTATTGCCTTGCAGCGCCCAATTGTTGTATACACAGTTCTACTCAATTGGTCAATTATGACAATAGCTGGATTAATGGGTGCACAAGTTGACTTACAGATTTATGTTATTATGGCCAATATGGCATCTGCTGTATTCTTCTACCTATTTGGCGACCGCACCTTAATGTACTCTTTGCAAACATTAAATACAAAACTAACAGGATCTAAATAATGACAGACCCTTATAAACAGACTAGTGGTGACCCAAACGGTTTAGGCCAAAAGCTTATGCGTCAAGCTAATGCTGCCTTTGCAACACAAGAGCGTACTAACGTTGAAAGAGTGTGGAGAGAAATTGCTGAATTTATTGTGCCTTCGCAAAATAGCAAGTTTACAAATAGTGGCAAACAAAGCAAGGGCAACAGAAAAGACAGTCGTACTTTTGACATTACTGCTATTAGTGCTTGTAGAGATTTAGCCGCCTCAATGCATTCAACAATTACCAACCCAGCGACTAAATGGAGTAAGTTGAGGTTTAAACAAACTGCTCTCAATAATGATGATGATGGGAATATGTGGACAAGTAACGCCACTATTGAAGTTCATAATGCGCTGTCAGATTCTAATTTTGACGACCAGATAGGAATAGGATATCAAAGCCATTCTGGGTTTGGCACTATGGTTTTATTACATGATGAGCTGAGGGAGAACGGTCAATATACTGGAATGAATTTTGCGACATGGCATTTAGGTGAAGTAGCCTATGCAGAAAATTCAAAAGGTATGGTTAATTGTGTTTATCACAAATTTGATTTTACTCTTAAACAAGCATATGAAGAATTCGGTGATGCAATCGGTGAAGACTTAATTAAAAAAATGGAAGCAACACCACTAGAAGAAATTGATTTTTATCATTGTGTTTATATGCGCGACAAAAAAGATGTTAAGCTGAATGAATTTGGTGAAGCACCTGCTAATCACAGGCCTGTAGCTTCAATGTATGTAATGGCCAAAGGCAGTAAAGTAGTTAAAGAAGACGGCTATTATGAATTTCCTGTGTATGTATCTAGATGGTCAACACAGCCTGGCGAAATATATGGTTTTGGGCCAAGTCATGTAGCACTGCCTGACGTATTAACGATTAATGTACTTACACGAACTTTACTTAAAGGTTTGGCTAAAGCAATTGATCCAGTTATATTCCAAGAACAAAACAATATTATTACAGGAGACATGCGCCCCGGCAAACTGGTGTCTGTAAGAAGTATTGCAGGAATCAAAGAAGGTGTTACACAATCTCGTTTTGATATAGGTTTCTTGCAAGCTAAAGAACTAAAAGATGCTATTAAAGCTGCATTCTATGTTGATAAATTAATGCTGCCGCCTCGCACAGAAACTGGGGAAATGACCGCATATGAAATTCAGCAAAGACTGGAACAAATGCAGGTTGTATTGGGGCCGCCATTAAGCAGAGCCAACCATGAAGTTTTTGAACCTTTGATTATGCGCACTCTAAAGATATTGATGAGAGCTGGCAAGATTCCACCTATCCCTGAATCAGTACGTAGTAAAATTACTACTAGAGATGCATATGGTAATAAAACAATTGATTTAGAAATTGCGTTTGTTAATTCATTGGCACGCTCACAACAGATGTCTGAGTTGCGCAATATTAGTGCCTATGTCCAAGAGGTTTCTCAAATGGGCCAATTAACACAAACTCCTACAATTGACCTGATTGACACTGATGAAGTTGCTGAAGTAATGGCTCGCATTCGTGATATTCCAGAGCAGCTTACAAGAACAGATGAGGAGGTAGCTGCAATACGAGGCCAACGAGAACAAGCAGCACAAGCACAATCTGCTTTACAGGCAGGTGAAAGTATTGGTAACATGGCTAAAAATGTAGGCAGCATACCACAGGAGGGTTCAGTTAAATGAAAACATCTGAATTAGCAAAGCTAGTAAAAGATGTATTAAGCATAGAACCGGGATTGAGCCTTTTAAGGGAGTTAGAAAAAGATGTATCTCGCCCGATTTTTGCACCAGATGAAGAACAGCTTACAGGCAGAGAGCCTAGCACTAACAGAATTATATGGCGCAATGGCCAACATGATTTAGTACAACGTCTTAGAATGTTCGTAGAATTAACCCCGACTGAATTTAAACTTATTAGACAACAGGAAAAAGAGGATAAAGAAAATGACGAATAATACTAATGAAGAAACTGTAGTCACCACAACCACTGAAACCACTACACCGTCTGTTGAGGCGTCTGTAGCCGCCCCTGTTGCCCCAGTAGACTTCCGCAGCTCGCTGTCAGAAGACATTCGTGACAACCCAGCCCTGTCCTCTATTAAGGATGTCAATGGGCTTGCTAAAAGCTTCCTAAGCGCACAGAACATGATTGGCGGAAGAATTCCAATCCCAAGTGCTGATGCTGCTCCAGAAGTAATTGATGAGTTTAATACAAAACTAGAATCAATCTCAGGTACGTTTAGGCTGCCTGCTGAAAATGACCCAAAGGCCGCAGAAAAAATGGATAGAGTATATAAAGCTTTAGGTCGCCCAGAATCAGCAGATAAGTATGATCTTGATATTCCTAACGATTTGCCAGTCGATGCTGACTTTTTAGAGCAAGCTAAGATAGTGGCACACAAAGCTGGGCTTAATAATGCTCAATTAAAAGTGCTGTCAGACCTTGAAGTTGCCCGTGGTAAAGAAGCATTAGCGGCTCTTAATACCCAAAAAGAGAATGTTCGTTCTTTTTTACAAAAGACATGGGGTAATGCCTTTGAAGAAAAGACTGCCTGCTTTAAAGGTGTATTGGCTAAGTATGCTGAGAAGTACCCTGAAGCTGTTGATGAGTTAAAGAATGGATATGCCGGTAATAACCCTGTTGTTGTCATGATGGCAGCTGAACTGGGTGGTATTTACGCTGAACGTGGTACAATTGGCATTGGGCGAGGCACTGGGTCAGGCCGCACACCAGAGCAAGCTATGAGTCAAATTAGTGATATTATGGGAAATAAAGGCCATGCCTACCATGATCTCAATAATCCGGCTCATGATAGTGCAGTTCAACAAGTCAATGCTTTGTATTCGGATGTTTACCCAGACAAAGAACAATCTGAGTAGCCTATTGACTTTATAGAAAAGTATCTATAGAATGGGTTATAATAACGGAATTATAGGGGTTAGAAGCACCCTAGGTTCCCGTCGAAGTAGTGGGTAGCTCGCAAGAGTCCATGATATAGACAAATGCAAACTCCTGATCCGCAAGGGCAATCTGGACATGCTAATTAGCTTCATATATTAATTAGTTTATAGGTGAATACTATGTCTAGTACAGTTAATGTTGCATTTGTACAGCAATTTAAAGCTAATCTTGAATTGCTAGTTCAACAAAAAGGCTCTATGCTACTTCCAGTAGTTAGACCAGAAAAAATTACAGGTAAATATACTCATTTTGATAGATTAGGCTCAGGTGAAGCATCTGAAGTTTTAACCCGTCATGGTGATACCCCTGATCCCTTAAACCTTGCACACTCTCGTCGTCGTTGCATTTTGCGCACATTTGATGCCGCAGAATTAATCGACAATTCAGATAAGGTGCGTATGCTTATTGACCCAACCAGTGAATATTCATTATCTATTGCAATGGCCCTAGGCCGCAAAGCAGATGATATTATCTTGGCTGCTCTTTATGGTGATGCCTATGCTGTTGACAGTGCTGATGCTCAATCTTCAGTGGTACTGCCAGCAGGACAAATCATTGATGAAGATACTGGTACTGCTAATAGCGATCTTATTGTTGCTAAATTGCGTGCTGCCAAGAAAGTCTTTATGCAGAACAATGTAGACCTTCAGTCTGAAGTACCAACATGTGTCCATGACGGTGCTGCTTTAACTGATGGGCTGCTTAGTGAAACCTCTGTAACCAGCTCCGACTATAATACAGTCAAAGCTTTGGTTGCTGGTGAAGTTAGTACCTTTATGGGCTTTCGTTTTGTGTGGTGTGAAAGACTTGCACAAGCCATCCACAAAGATGCTGCTGGCTTTGTTCGTGCGATTGTGTTTGTTCCTTCTGCTGTTGGGGTTGCTACTGGTCGTGACATTAATGTGCGTGTCAGTGAACGTGATGATAAGCGATACTCGACTCAAGTCTATGGTGCTATGGATATCGGTGCAGTAAGACGTCAAGAAGAAAAAGTTGTTTCAATTGAATGCTACAGAACATAATACAAGAGGTGACATATGGCCGCTGCAACCGTAAAATCTGCTAGCATCACAGGCTTTGATGCTGTACCTGTAACACTACGCCAAGGCTCAAACCAAGGCGGTAAAGTTCGTCAATATACAGAAACTATTGAAGTTGCTACTACAAATATAGATGATGTTGGTGACATTATTAAAATGATTAGAATACCATCTAGGTTGAAAATTACTCGTTGTGATATTTTTAACGATGATTTAGACACAAACGGCACACCTTTAATTGCCGTAGATGTTGGTTTCTATAATGCTGTAACTGGGGCTGTTAAAGATGCTGATGGATTGGCATCTGCTATTACAACCTTAAACGCTACTAATACTGCTGGTGTAAATGTAGCTATGGAAGCTCATGATATTGCAGATATTGGTAAGACTGCATGGGAGTTAGCTGGATATACAACAGATCCGCACGTTATGTTGGATATAGCTTTAACTGTTACAGCAGCTGCTGCAACAGGTGCTGCTGGAACAATCACAATGGTTGTGACAGGTACGCTGGACAACTAATTGTTGTCCAGTCTTTAGTGGGTCAAATATAGTTATCTATAAATGGCCCATTATTTTTTTTAGAGAGGCTTTTTTATGAGTTCTAAAGTTCAGATTTGTAACTTAGCTCTTACTAGAATTGCTGCTTCTCGCATTACAGCACTGACTGATGCTACTGTAGAAGCAAAAGATTGTTCTGCTATTTATGATTTAATTGCCGAGGAAGTAATGAGTTTAGGCGCATGGCCATCATGCCGCAGAAGGGCTGCTTTAGCGCAACTTGCAACTGCCCCTGCATTTGAATTTAGTTATGCTTACTCACTGCCAACTAATCCAAAACTTTTAAAACTAATTAGTATCAATGAAACTAAGGCCGGTCAAACTCCTTATATAATCGAGGGTAGCCAACTTCTTACTGATGAGGCCACTATAAATATTTATTATATTGCCTTAATTACAGATGTAAATGCTTATGATATATACTTACAACAAGCTGTGGTAGATAGACTAACAGCGGAATTGATTTATTCAAAAACAGGCCAGCTGTCTGCATATAAAGCTGCTTTGTCTTATGCTATGGATCACGCTAAAGACTTATTGGCTCAGGCAGGTACTGCATCCAGTAGTTCATCAGATATAAATTCTGATACATTTATTGATGCAAGAAATTCTATATTTCCTAATGAAAGTCGTTTAAGAGATTCATAATGACTAATAAAATACAGCAAATACAATCCAATTTTACAGCAGGTGAAATAACACCTCGTCTGTGGGCACATGTTGATATTGCAAAGTACAAGAATGCAGTTAAAACTGCTGAGAATTGTATTGTTTTGCCACACGGCCCACTGCGCCGCAGAAATGGTTTTGGGCAAATTGCAACAACTAAAGATAGTGATAAAGTAAGTAGACTTCTTAGGTTTCAGTTCGATCAAGATAATGCTTATATTTTAGAGTTCGGAGATCTATATATTCGTTTCTACAAAGTCGGTGGACAGATATCAAGCGGAGGCGTGCCATATACTGTAGTTACTACATATACACAAACAGAAGTAAAAGATATTACATATGTGCAGTTTGGGCGCATTCTTTATTTATTTCATGGATCACACGCACCTGCACAGTTGACGTGGACAAGTGATGCAGTTTGGGCTTTAACTACTACTTCATTCTATCCA